AATCAGGATTAGCGTCAGCAACTATTCTTACTTTATCGTTACTTTCTAAATTTACTGGTTTGTCTAAAGTTAATGTATTGTTTGGTGGAACTTCTAAACTTTTACCTATGTGATAAAAAGTAGAACCTCCGTCAGTTGTAACTTTTACATTTACAGTTGCACTAGCAGTTGTACTCTTATTTGAAATATATAATGCGTGAATTACAGCTGTTGCACTTGCACCAGCGGTAAATAAATCACCAGCAGTTGTATCAACGACTGGAACTGTTATACCTGCATTTTTAAATGTACTTGCCATAATTAACTACCGAATACTATTGAAAACGCCAATGAGTCTCCTAGCATTGCTACATCTCCATCTGCGTCTGGAAAAGTTATTGTTCTATCTCCTGTAGGTTCTGCAGCCGTTAAAGTTGTTTCGTATGCGTTCTCTTGGTAACCTTCAAAAATTAAATTTGCACCGTTTAAAGTAATATCATTATCAGTTACGCCACCACCGTCTGTAACTGTTTGTAAATTTACGGCACCTGCACCACCAACTTCTTTAACAACACCACCAGATGTTTTAGTATAAAGTTTACCATCGGTAACATTCATCGCTAATTCGTGTGTTGCTAAAGCAGCAGCACCAGGAATCTGATTTGGTGTTTCGGATCTTTTTGGTTTAATTACAGTTGACATTATTTAACTAACTTTGAAATTTTTTTTATAAGTTTAGATTTAGATAATCTTCTATCTAATTCTACACCAAATTTTCTACCTAATTTTTCTAAATCTTTTTTAGATTTCTTTTTTAAATCTCTTAACGATACAGTTGTTTTTTCTATCTTAGGAACAAAAAAACCTGTAAACTTTTTCCATAAACTCATTAGAAAGTACCTCCATCAACAGTTACAATTTCAACATCACCTGAGGTTACTAGGAAATTTTCTGATTTAAATTTTGCAACACCTTTGTTTGAAGCAGTAGCGTCTTCTCCAACAATTTTAATTGTGTTAGCACTTGCAATAGTATTAATACCTTCTCCTGCTAAAAATTCTAAACTTTCTTCTAAATAAACTCTTCCTGCTGTAGAACTTTCATCTGTTATATTAATAAATGGATTTGCAAGTTTAGCTGTTTGAACTGTAGCATTATCTATCATAGAGTTTACTACGCCTAATGCCTTAATTCTTAATGCGTCTGAATTAACTTCAAGTGAAGAGTCATCTACTGCAACATCTAATCTGTTACCGTCTTTTGTTAAAGCATCCCCAGCATTAATTTGACCTGCACCAGAGAATTGAGATACATCTAAATTAGTTGTTCCAAAAGTAGGAGCACCTGTATGTGTAAATGTATAACCGTTATTAGCGTTTAAAGAACCTTCTTCAACAAATACAAAAGCACCACCACTTAATTCAGCTGGTTGATCTTCTGGTATTGATCTTGTCAATACAAAAGGATTTGAAATATCACCTGTAGTAGTTACAGTATAGATACCGTTTTCTGTACGAGTTGTTTGATCTTTAACTAAAATTCTATCGTTAACATTTCCTGCCTGTGTATCTAATACTAAAGCACCGTTTGCCGAAGCAGTTAATGTTGCACCAACACCAGCAGTACCATTTGAATAAGTTGCTGTTAAGTTAGCAGTTGTTGCAAGTTTACAAGATGGTTTAGTATCTAAACCTTGAGCAACTTGGTCAACATACTCTTTGTTTGCAAGTGAATTAGAAGTAAATCCTGCTCTATCTTCATAACCTGATGGTACAATTACTGTACCAGTACCGTGAGGTGTTAAATCAATATCTTTATTACTTGCTGTTGTAGTAATTGTTTGACCGTTAATTGTAATATCATCTACAACTAAAGAAGTTAATCCTGCAAGATCAGTTTGAGTAGCACCTAAAGTTAATGTAGATGAACCTAATATCGTTGTAGGATTTGCTAAGTTAGCGTTTGTAATTCCAGCAGAACCATCCAAGTTAGCATTTGTTAATGCTGTAGCAGTAACAGTTACAGTATTGTCTGTAACAGTTTGTGTCATACCACCTGTACCTAAGAAGTTTAATGTTTCTGAAGTATTGTAATTATCTGTACCTGTGTCACCTACTAAACTAATAAATTGATTAACAGTTACGAAATCTAAATTTCCTGTTCCGTCAGTTTTTAAGAACTGACCAGCAGTACCGTCGCCGTCAGGTAAAACAAAAGTTTTACTACCTGTTACTGCGTTAGGAGCTCTTAAACCAATAAAGTTTGTACCGTTATTAGTACCTTCGTTAAATCTTATTTCACCACCTTCCGTTAAGTGGTTTCCTACATTTATTGTATCTATTGCTAAGTTAGCGTCTGCTGTAAGTGATGAACTACCTGTTAGAGTACCATTCACGTGGTCTAACATATTTGTAAAATACTCACCTCCGATTACTGATACATTGTTTGCGTCACCATTACTGTCAACGCCACCTTCACCTATAAAAATTCTATCGCCAAGATTATTCTGAGCGCCTGTTCCGTATGTATAGGCTAATTCACCTAGTTTAAGTGTTGCTGGAGCGACTGTTGCTGAACTTCTTTTTATCTGTATTACTGTTGCCATATTTTCTCTCTAAAATGTTCCGCCGTTAAATGTTAAAGTTCCAGTAGTCGTAACAATTTCGGTTCTACTTACGAATTTACCATCACTAGCTCTATATTGTAATAATGCACCATCATCTAAAGAAGTAACATCAACATCACCTAATAATTTTAATGAAAGAGAACTGTTTTGAAGTGAAGTACCTGAAGGCAGGGTTACTGAAACTTTTTTGGGTCCGCTTCCAGTAGAAGCATTAATCCTTGCTGTAATACTTGCCATAAAACCTCTCTCTTTGTTATATTTATAATACTTTTATTATGTAGTTACGTTTGGTCTTACAGTAATTAGACCCTCAATTACTCTAGTTACCACGCCAGTAGAGGTTTGTGTAATCTCTACATCATAGACATATCTTTCTGCGTCTAAAGCTGCAGTTTGAGTTGCCGTCAAAGCCAAAGCGACTACTCCCGAAGCAGCGTCTGTGCCAATTACTGAAGTCATAGATGTTCTTGTTCTTGTTGACGAATAACCTTTTGCTAACTTGGCTTGTGTCGTATAACCAGTTAAATCAAATGCGTTTCCGTTGGCGTCCTTAACAGTTACATCTGAACTGAAATTAGCGCCTTGATCTATTATTAAATTAGCTATTGCTGCCATTGTCTTCTATGTCTTTTATTGGTTGAATTTTCTCTTTTTCCATTAATTCCAAAATTTTCTTATTGTAATATTCTGTCAAAACTTGTATTTTTTCCAACTCAACTTGATGTCTTACTTTTGACGCCTCAATCTCTTGTCTAGCAACGATTTTATTTCGTAATTCTATGCTAAAAGATGTTTCGTCATATGTCTTTCCGTCTATTGATAAAGCCATTATATACTCCTTTGTTATATTATATAGGTATATTTATAAGTGATTTTTAATGTGTTGAACATCATCTTTGAAAGTAATTTGAAGACTATAACGCCATTCTGGTGTCTGATTAAAACATCTATGAAACATAGAAGCGTCTGTGATTACTGATCTTTTGTCGTATATATGTTTTTCGGTAACTGTAATCTTATCGTCTTTATAATACTCTAGTCTTGTTTCTTCTTTGTAATTACGAGGACTTAATAAAGTCATTATTACGGTTCTTCTATACTCGTCTGGTTTTGTGTAAGTGTCTTTGTGTATGTGCATATCTTCCCAAGGTGGTAATCGCATTACAAAGATTGCGTCAGGTTCTTTAATTCTATCAGTTATAATTTTCTTTGCTTTCAAAATAGAATTATCTACTTTAAGTCTACCTGAATAATCAGTTATAAATTCGTAAGGTTGATATTCGCCTGAACTGTGAGATGTATGATTTATCCAATCACCTTTTTTAACACACTCTAACATTTCATTTTTGTGTTCATCTGTAAATTCTATGTCTGTAGGAATAATATACATTTAAGATATTGCTATATATTTTGGTCTCGTCTTACCAAGTAGTTTAAATGCCATAGCAGATTCTTCGCAAGAATAACACACATTGCAAGCAGGTGGCTCTTTCTTTGAACAAGAATAAGTATATTGCATTAAATGTTCTTTACCAAGTTTATAGAAAATGTCAATTATTTGAGATTTAAGCATCCTTAAAAAAGGATAGGTAACGTGTGGTTCTTCTGGATAAGACCAAGGTAAAGTAATGCCTGTATTAGTAGACTCTATATCATATGATAATGGAATCTGGTTCAACCATTGAGTTTTTTCCCAACTGTTATTTGCACCTAAATACAATGCTATGCTATCAAACTGTTTATAAGCGTGTCGGGTTGATTCAAAATCCAATCTTTGATATTTTTTTGATTCATCACTAACTTTATAATTATTATGATAAATTAATTCTCGGTTGTATTCTTTGCTTATAATATCAACCATTCTAGCAGCGGGCATTGGATCAGGTGGCTTATTACAGGTCCATATGTGTATAGGTATTTCTCTTTTCGTTTTCTGGAGTTCTTCTATAATAAGACAAAGTAATACAGACGAGTCAATACCGCCTGATAAAAACAATCCAATATTTTCTACCTCTGGTATTGTAAAATCTAATTTATAATTAAAAGGGGTAGAACCTAATTCAATCAGCATAATGAATTACGATTTAACTTTATATAATAATTTTGTTATACAATCCCAAGTTTTAGGTAAATTAAAAACAACCATATCACAATTATGTTTCCACGCTGATAGTCTATGGAGTTTTGCTGTGTTAACATAATATAAACTATTTGGTTGAAATTGCCTAATTCTACCATCAAGTTCCCACTCTAACTTATCAGAAGCGTCACCTATAAATGCAACCAATCTGATTGTATCTCTATGTAGAAGGTAGTGGTCTCTATGATGTCCGTAAAAACCGCCAGCATTTAATTTGATTAAAAAACATCTTCCCCAATCCCCAAACCAATCAAAAACTTCTTTACAACAAGTTAATTTTTCTTTTGCTTCTGTAGGAAATTTAAATTCAGATTCTTTAGGAATATAACCTAACTTAGCATAAATTTGAGATAGACCAGTTGGTTCTGTAGGTTTATCACCTTTTAATCCATATAAAAGAATACTCTCTCTATCATTAAGAATTCCTTTTTTAGGTTGAAAAGGTCTATACCAATGTTCCATATTCTTTTCATCTTCTACAAATTTATTATAATCAATATCAAATTTTAATCTTTCCCAATCTCCAATCATAGATAATTGTAATTCACATTTAAGACTTTCTTCAGAAACTTCTAAATCGCATTTTGATTTAAATTTATCAAACGAATATTTTAAAGCATTTTCGTCTGCAAAATATAAATCTCTATCATCATTTTTCATTTTTTAAATCCTTCTAATTTCCACAAATGTCTTTTACCATATTTAGTTGATTCTCTAGTATGATTAGTTACCATATTATTAGCAAGAAGAAGGTCTCCTTTTTCCCAAGTATGATAGTATATTCTTTCAGGTTGATATATTAAACTTTCTATTTGTTTCTTTTCTTCAATAGGTAATTCAGTATATGCTTCACAATAAAATACATACTCTCCCCTTTTATCTTTTTGTATTAGGTCGTGTTCTACATTTCTATGTTGTCTTCTAAACCATCTTCGTTCAGCTTCTGATTTAAACCTGTATCCATATCTTTGATTACTTGTAAATCTATCCATATCAACGGATACTTTTTTATTTTCTATGGGACATTTAATTCTAGTGTCAACATACATTGTACGACCTACATCACCTTCAATTTCTAAAGCATATAAGGTAGTTAAATTTACAGGTGTTGAGGTATAACCTTTATCTATGTGCCACTCTAAATCAGTATTACCATATAACTCGTGGCTGTTTTCTGTCATTGAAACATCTACAAATATTTTATCCATAGGATATTGTGGAGAAATATCGTAATGAGTTGTAATAAAATTTAAAATTTTAAGTTGAGATGGTGGTGTATTCTTAATGACAATTAAGTCTATATCATTATCTAATAAAGGTTTTAAATCTTTATTTTTCCAATCTTGTATCAAGTATTTCATCATTTATTTCAACCTTTATTTTTTTATTTAGACTCATATATCTATAACGCTCATCATCTGCACCTGTTCTATATTGTTTTGGTATATCTCTATTAAAAAGCTCACCGTGTAATCTTCTATCCATATTACTATTTTCATAACCAATACCTACTATTACTCTTGGATCATCTTTTGTAATTGCCTTTAATTCTGGAATAACAAAAGCAGAACAATATCCAGTTTTATAACCCAATAGTGCTGCTGCTAAAACTAATTGACCAGAAGATATGCCAATTGAAAAATTTTTTAATCTAGTAAAAAGGTTTCTTGTATCTTCACTTGCATTTCCTCTAGCAGCTATTACTTGGTCGCCACCTCTCAAATTATCTTCATCATCACAATAGACAAAAACAACATTAGAAAGTATTTGAGAATTTTTAATTTCATATTTGTTATTGCCAACTACTTCTTTACCGTTATCTTTATACATCTTGTCAAAAGTTTCTTTAGTAAATAAACCAAATCGTTCAGTACAATCGTATATGCTACGAATTAAATTAGGGTCTGTATAAACTTTTAATTTAAAATGTGTTTCATTTTGTTTAGAAGGAGAATTGATAGCCGTATAAATGAGTGTATCTAAATCTGCTTGTGGTATTGATTTAGACAGATCATAATTGCGTTGCGCTCTTTGTGTAACATCAACTGCACTCTTTAATATTTTATGTTCCATCATTTCTTTCAAATTTGTTTCCTGTGTATCCTATGTATTGTAATCCACCTTTTGATTTAGTATAAGTTACATAATAAGGACCATCAAATTTCCATAAGTGTTTAGAATACTTATTATGTCCTTTAATAACTCTTTTTAAAGTTTTTTCAACTCTTAACTCCATAGATATAAAAATACAACCAAATCCTTGTCCTGTACAAAATTTAGTTTGTTGTTCTAACATATCTGAAGAAGTTTTTTTAAAAAGTCCATCATAATCATTAGGTATTAAACCTGTACTACCTTCAATCAAAGCATATCTATCAAACACTCTTACACTATTACTATAACAAGTACGACTTAACATTCTTGCCGTTGCAATAGGATTTCCTTGTTCATCATATCTTACAGTAACACCTACAACTGGTTCTTTTAAATTTTCTGAAAGATAATTATTTGATCGTTTACCATTTTTCTTTATGATTGTATCATAAATGTAATCAATGTCTTTCTGAACATCTGGTGGAGCCACCTCAAAAGTTTTAATCATATTTTATAAAACGAATAAAAAAGTAAGTAGGATCAATTAGACCTAATCTTATTTTTGAAGAAT